GTTGCCAATGCGAGCAATATGGGCAGCATCCGTGCTGCGAAGCTCGGAAGCCCAAACGTCTTGATCAGCAATCTGCGCTGGGGTCTAGACGTTCGCCTTTGTCAATCTGGCTCGCAAGAGCCTGAACCAACTGATTTATTTGATTTCTGATGCCTGACTGCAACCGCACCTATCCCTGCCGAATCGACGTCCGCCTCACCGAGGCTGAAAGGCAAGCTTTGAACGAACAGGCTCTCAAGCGAGGAATCTCGCGCCAGGAGCTGCTGAGGGCTCGTGTGTTGAGCGAAGCAAACCAACCCGCACCAATTCCTGATATCAAGCCTGTCCACTATTCCAAAGGTCGCGACTCAATTGACAGAGCCATTCATGCTGTCAATCGTCGATACAACGTCAACAGCCGCGATCTTGAAGCAATCGTTTGCACTGTGATTTGCGCCTTGAACGCAAAACGTTGACAGCGGGTATGCCCGGATGTATGTTGTGTGCATCGGGCGGAGATCGCTCGACACTTTCGCTTCAACACCATGCTCGACTATCACCACACCATGCTCAACCTGTTCGAGTCCTTCGAGCGTCATCAGGATGAGCTTCAATCACGCAACAGCCTGTTAGCTCTTGACGCTGTGCAAAGCCCCACTTTTTACATCGAGGCATTCTTTAACGGCAACCTTGAATGGACTGAGTACGCCTACGACGAACGTGAGCTTCAAAACCTCAAAAATGACGCCATCGACTCTGGCTGCACTTTTACCGTTCGCCTAGAAGACGACGAAGACTGATCATCGTCGGGGCGCCTGATGCCGTTTCGAGTCCGGCTGAAAGCCATACAACACCCACCCCCGTGGGAAAAGCAGGGCGGGCTTGGTGTCCCGATCAATACCCCGACTTCAAACATGGACGAACATCTCAGAGCACTGCAACATGAACAGGAGCAAAACGCCTTCCTCCGCTATGAAGCCAGACTCAACCTTGCCTATGCCAGAGCCAGAAATCCATACCCTCAAAGATGGCAATCTGCTCGTCTCAGTCGGCCCCTTCCGATCGATTGTGAGTAGTTGGCACCTCACAGAAGAAAAAGTAATTCGCTTGCAGGGTTACTACCGAAAAGCTCATCCACATCTGGATCTCTGAGCTACGCTATACATCAAGCGGTCTTTTTAGCTTGACATCAATAACATCTTTAAAGTCAGACCATAAAAATGCACGACGTAGAACAGATCGATCTTCTGATCTGATCAAAGAATCGCTGCAACGTTATGGCGCTGCTCGAAGCATTGTTATCGATGAAGACAACCGCATCCTTGCGGGCAATGGCACCATCGATGGGGCAAAAGCCGCAGGCATCAAAAACGTACGCATCATTGAAACCGACGGTGATGAGATCATCGCCGTTAAACGCACCGGCCTATCAGAGGAGCAAAAGGTCGGCCTTGCTCTTGCTGACAACCGCACGGCTGATCTCAGCGAATGGGATCAGGAGATGCTGCATCAGCTCTCAGAAGAACATGACATCAGCCCTTGGTTTGATCAGGACGACCTGAACGAAATTCTCAACGTCACGGAGCTTGATCCTGAAGAGGGCAACACAGACCCTGACGACGTACCAGAAGCGCCAGAAGAACCCACCACCAAACCAGGCGACCTGTGGATCCTCGGGAACCATCGCTTGCTCTGCGGCGACTCCACCAACCCACAGCACGTTGAACGCCTAATGGATGGCAAAAAGGCAGGCATGGTTTTCACCGACCCGCCTTATGGGGTTAAATACCGCTCGAACATGAGCCAGCGGTTTGAACAAATAAAAAACGACGACACCATCCTCGAGATTGCTCCGATCATCTGGCAATTTCTTGCCGACGATTCAGCAGCATTTGTCTGGACTTCGCATCACGTTTATCCCATCTGGCGTCAGCAGTTTGACGCCTATTACAAGCAGACCGTTATCTGGTCGAAAGGCGGTGGCGGCATGGGTGACCTTGAAGGCCAATACGCCTTGGACTATGAGATGGCGCTTTTCTGCGCCAAAGGCTCTCCTAAATTTCAAGGCAAACGAGGCATGGCTGTCTGGGACATCGGCAAAGACCGCGCCACTGAATACGTTCACCCCACTCAAAAACCAGTAGCCCTTGCTGAGCAAGCATTAGCTGACTTCACAAAAACATCAAATATTGTTCTTGATCTTTTTGGCGGTTCAGGTTCCACTCTCATCGCCTGCGAACGCCAGCACCGCCACGCTCGCCTTATGGAACTTGACCCCGCTTACTGCGACGTCATCGTCAAACGCTGGGAAGACTTCACCGGTAACACCGCCATCTGCGAACCATCTGCGGCACACTTTGAACAGGAGGAGTCAAAAGGCTGATGGCCCATAAGTCCACAAAAATTGAAATGGACATGAGAGTTAACCGTGTCGCTCGGCTTTTAGCGAACGGCGCTGTGCGCTCTGAAATCATGCAGTACGCAGCAAAGGAGTGGGAGGCGGCGGAGCGCACTACAGACACTTATATCGCCAAGGCACGGGATCTTATCCGGGCTGATTGGGAAACGGATCGGCTGACTTTTACAGCAGAGATTTTGGCCCAGCTAGCAACGCTGCAAAAAGAGGCCCGCAAGACCAATAATCTCAACGCTGCTTTGGGTTGCATCAAGACCGCAGCGCAGATCGCGCAAGTGCTTCAGTGACGTTTCTTAGCCACATCGAAAGCGGATCAATCCTGCAACGTGTTGGAGAAAGTGACAGCAGTGCTTGGCTTAAAGCCGGAGGCATCGATAATCTTCTCGAACGCATCGCGGCAACACTTAACCCCGGTCAGCTCAGCGCTTTTGAGGTTGAACGCTTAAGCGCCATCGCTACATCACAAGGCGGATCACCCAACAGCATCCCTGAGATTGGCATAAGCGCCGGTTATGGCAGTGGCAAGACCTATTGCGCCCATGCCGTTGCCGTGAAGCTGGCCGCCTTAAATCAGGGCTTTGTTGGTTGTGTAATGGAACCAACCAGCGATATGGTGCGCCGCATCTGGGCACCAAAATTTCAAGATTTTTTAGATAGCTTCGGCATTCCTTACACTCCTCGGGTTGCGCCGTATGTAAGCCATACTTTGCACTTTCCTGGCGGTGATTCAACAATTCTTGGTCTTTCGTTTGAAAATTATCAGCGGATCGTTGGTGATGATTGGGCTTTCGCAATTATCGATGAGGTTGACACCGCTAAAGCATCAATTGCTCAGCGTGCTTATGACAAAATCCTGGGCCGTATTAGGGTCGGGAACTTTAATCAGCTCCATTGCTATTCAACGCCTGAGGGTTTCGGGTTCCACTATCAAACGTTTGGCACTGATGCAGCAAGGGAAGGCAAGCGCAGAGCGTTGCTCAGGATGAAGACGGCAGATAATGCCCATAACCTCCGACCGGGCTTTGTCGATGACCTGCTGAGCCGTTACACCTATGAGCAATGCCGCGCCTATCTAGAGGGCATTTATCAAAACCTGGCAACCGGCACTGTCTACGATCGGTTTGACCGGGCCAAGCACGTCTCAGATGTTGATGATGATCCACAGGCTGAGGAGCCGCTGAGAATCGGGATTGACTTCAACGTGGGCAATATGAACGCCGTTGTGGCGACCCGCTGTGGCAATGCCCTGCATTTCATCGATGAGATCAGCGGCGCTCACGATACTGATGCGTTAGCGCAAGAGATCTGCGCTCGTTATCCAGGCCGTACGCTTTACGGCTACCCTGACGCCAGTGGTGGCAACAGATCAACTAATGCGACCAAAACTGATCTGGAAATATTGGCCAGCTATAACATCCGCAATCAATCACTTAAATCAAATCCGAGGGTGGCTGATCGGATTTCTGCTGTCCAAAGTGCTTTGGAGAACGGGAAAGGCGAGATCAAAATCCAGATCAACCCACGATGTAAGAAGCTGATCGAATGCTTAGAGTTGCAGGCATATAACGAACGGCAAGAGCCTGATAAGGAGTCCGGCCACGATCATATGAATGACGCGGCAGGTTATCTCGTTTGGCGTGAGCTGAACCCACTCCACGCGCGTGCAGGGCGAGGCACAGGTATTCGTCTCTACTAAGATGTTCTTATCGGGCGGGATTTAACTGTGTATTCAGGCTTTTCTGGTGGTCGCCAGCGCGTTGGCAACGTCACTCAGGTGAACGACCCCAGTACGGCTTGGGTTAATCAGGAGCCGCATTGGGG